GGTAGATGTAAGTGCTGTACTCAACCTTGGTCAAGCCAGGAATGGTGGAGATGACACGAGGAGCTCCAGGTTTAGAGTAGGATTCCTTCTTCATGAAGGCCTTGATGTCGTCGTTTTCCGGGTAACCGCTGTTGACGGCTGCAGTGATGATGTCTCTCTGTGTTTTGCGAGATTGTCTGTCCCACACCTCATCGACTGTGGTGGGCGTTTGCTGGCCCACCATAGCTGCGAGCTTTTCAACGAACTCGCGCGTGAACCTGAGTCGTCCACGGCCAAGGTTGAGGGGGACGGTGTCTTGGAATTGTTCAATGCGGTCCTTCACAGCCCACTTCCTGTTGGAGTTGTCATCAACGGGGTCGTATGATCCCCCGTTGACCAACGGTTGCATGAAAGCGGTGATGCCTGATTTGTAAGCACCAGTATCGTGGTCGACGATGTTCGCTGTGTAGCTGGTAATCGAATTAGCCACGTTTGTCATGTACGCGCCTTTGTGTCCGATGTTCTTCCGCAGGTACGCTGCCAAGATGGCTGCCTGCCCCCTGTCCTTGTTCGCCCATGCGAATGTAGAACTCGCTGATGGGTCTTGCTTAGCCAATTCTGCTGTGAAAATGGCTGCTTCGTAATCCTCCAGACTAATTGTTACAGCCGTTGTCGGCGTGTAACCCGCTCGAGCGATCGATACTTTCACTCCTTCTTTGCCGTGAACATACAGCTTGACCCAACCCTTTGCAACGGGGTTGAGTTTCTGCAGTTCCTGACCTCTCACCGAACACTCGGCCAGTGTTGCTGCCACACCCCACCACGTTGATATGGGCGTGAGCAACACCAAACACTTGGTGTCAGTGATCTGTCTCCTGTCCACATGAAACGTGGTCATGTGGGTGACGATGCCGAAGGTGCGATTGCATACTCGTATGCAGTCAGGAGTCCAGTCCCACAGGGTTTGGTGGTATTCTCCACCACCACTAACCCTTGTACTGTAACTTCCGTCTTCCTGGAACCAATGCGTGTATTCCGATGCTCCAGCCGCTGTGGTTGGATTCTCGGTGTACAGCACGACGGGGTATTTAGACCCCACCAGACGGTTGACAAGATCCGGCATGTGAAAGTCTACATCAATGTAGGCTCTCACTCCGGCACGCCCATGTCTCCTCATGGGTTCCTTGTCACAG